ATCTAAAGCTTTCATTACTAAAATGTCTGCTAGAATACTTACATCAGACATATTATCTGATTTTTTAAAAAGTAAATTCTTTTCGTAAAGATTTATTGGATTCCAATAAATCATAGATGGCTTTCCATCAGTGTCTTTCCATTCAGGAACTTCAATAGATTGAATACCTAAAGATTCAAAATGTGCTTTTGCACTATCGATAACTGACATAAAATATTATTATACAGTTCCTTTAGTTAATGCTCCTGTACCTTGAAAAGTTACTGATCTTGAGACTATTGCATCCATAGCGTTATTTATTGACATTCCAGTAACAATACCAGTTCCAGTAAAACTTTGATCTCCTGATGTGTTACCCTCTGGAAGCAATATAAAAGCTATTGAAGAACCAGCAGTTAGAGTTTCTTGCGGTGAATCAGTTTCGTCATAGTGCATTTCTAATGTACCAGAGAACGAAGTTCTTCCAGCTACGAATGATTTAGTTGCATCTGATAATTGTGTATCCTCTACAACATCTCCTGTAGTTTCTAATGTGAATCCTGTTAGTTCCCCAACAGCCGCCCCACCAGCAGTTACTACTCCTTCTTTTCCGTGATGTGTTGCCATTTGCCTTTATCCTTTTTTGGTTTTGATTTATTTTCTTCTTCTTGTTTCCAACCAAGACTTAAAAAATTTTCAAGTTGAGTTTCGTTTATAACTACTTCATTCCCATCTTTAAATAATTTAATATCTTTAGCCATAATGTCTTTTATTACTTTTCTTCTTCTTCGTCAATCTCATCTTCATCAAAATCTTCTTCTTCTAAATCTTCCTCATCTTCTTCCCAATTTTGATCTGCTTCTTCTTCTGAGTTTTCTCTTATTTCTGCAAGTAAATCTTTTACTTCTTCACAAAGTATAGATTCCTTGTCATGTAATTTTTCTATTTGATCTACTTTCTTTTCAATCTTATCTACAATTTTTTCTGTTTTCATTTTATCTCCTATGGTGTTCCAGCTTGATATTCGTACATACACCTAATAGTCATTCTGATACCACCTACAGGAAATAAAGAACCCTCGTCAGTTTCTACTTGAACGACTTCTGTATCAAGTGCATTACCTGATCGAGTAATATCAGATTCTAAAGCTGTTTCAATAGCTGTAATTAGCTGATTTCTTTTTGTATCAATATTATCTTCTGCACCTTTAACAAAACCTAATACAACAAAATCAATAGTACCATGTCTAGTTTTAGCACCACTTCCAAGTTCGCTATCATCTCTATTTTCTTCTGATGTTTGTACTATGACTGCTGGATATTGTTGTGCTGATAATTCATCTAATATAAATGGTTGTCTTGTAGCTTTTCTTATTGTTATAGGGCTAGTGATCCCTGAGATAGTGGATAGTAAATTAGATGCGATATTTTCTCTAACACTCATAATCTTGCTTTCTTAAATTCTCTTGCAACAAATCTATTAAATTGTTTTGCAATTATTTTCTCTGTTCTATCATTAAATCCAAAAAATTCACGCTTTGTTTTACCTAATACTTGGTTAAAAAATGCTCTTTCTCTCATTTGAGAATTACTAAATGCTACTGTAATTTTATTAGTGCCTGTTTTTTTTATAGTTCTAGCAGATGGAGTTAATGCACCTAACATACGGCCAGAGTAAAATAAATCTACTGCTGTTGGCTTTCCCTCTCTAGTTAATTTTTTTAAATATTCTTGTGAGTAAGGTTTAAAAGGTACATCTCTAAAATCTATACCTTTTTTAGTTTTAGTTCTAATTATATCAAGTAATTGAAACCCAGCTTGTAATAAACCTTTTTCAAATATAGTTCTAAATCTTTTTTGTATTCTGGTAAATCTTTTTTCAATTAACTTAGCATTAGTTTTGATTTTAATGTCTAACGCCATTATCTAGTCAATCTTCTAAATCCGTGTAAAGGTTCTCTTTCGTTTGCAACAATAGTTCCTGATGAATCGACATCATATTCAACACCATCTTCTAATATCATTCTCCATTCAATATTGTATTGGCTCATGTAATATTCTGCCATTCTTTCAAATCTATCTTTTTCTGTCTCTGGTCTAAATTTAGATAATGCTGGTAAATAGAATCTACCAAGAAATAAATAAACACCAGCTCTTTCAAACTGATCTAAATTTACTTTTGTATTTACCATTTCTGCTGTGTTTAAAACTGTAATATCAGTAAATATATTTGTTTTATATACAGGCCACCATTCTACTCTTAGCTGTCTAAGAATATCATTTGTAGTTTGAGCTAAGAAATTAGTTGTTTCTGTAGCTGTTGTAGATATGCCAAAGTCAAAAGCATCTGGTTGATATTTTAAAACATCAGATGTTGTAATGACATTTGCACCCGTATAGTTAGCCATAAATTACTTCCAAATAAGCCAAGCAATAACAATAACTGCTGGGATAGAATACATAGGATTATTTTTTGCTTTTACCCAAACCCACTTAGTCCATTTTCTTGCTTTAAACCAAATTAATTGATTCATTTCTTTTTCCTTGTTTTTCTCTTTTTAGTTTTTAGTTTTACAACCTTTGTTTCATTTTCAAAAGTTTTATCAACATCATTTGTAATTACTTCTTTTATAACATCTTGAACAGGTTTAAAACCTCTAAAATCCCATTTTGCTTTATTGTTTTCGTAATCTACAAGTGGTCTCTCTATAATTTTATTATTTCTTTGAAGTTTGATTGTTTTGACTACTTCTGCTTTTACTTTCAACATAATATCTCCTTTAAACTCGTGGGGATTTCTCCCCACAAGTAATTAGTCATTATTGAATTGATGAGTCGTGATGTAACTCTACTCCGTATGAGTCGTGGATTTCTCCAACACCATATACAGCAGTAGCAACAATCTCGTCAGCTCTAAGAGAAGCATCTCTTTGAGTTTCAATTTTAAGACCTTGCATTTCCGCTAAAGCGATTGCATCTCTGTGGAACGCACCACCTTTGTAGTCACCAGCATTACCAGTATTAGACATATTTGAAGTTTCAAATACATTCATACCAGCTAAAGATCCTACAAAACCACTTCTTAGAGCTTCGTTAGCTAAGTCATTTGCATTTGCGTTTGCAAAAGTATTAGTTAAGTTTGCTTTAAGATCAAAAGCGATTTTAGGGTGTAGTACAACTGCACACTCATTGATGTTAAGTGCGTTTTCTCTTAATGTTGATAGTGCATTAAAGATAGCCGCCGCGTTGATTGCAGATGTTCCATCTCCTACCGCAGATGAGAAACCATCAAATAATGCGATAAGATCTTGGTCTTGTTTTTTTGCAATTGCTTCACCAAATAATCTACCAATGTCTGCCGCAACATTTCTTGGTGCCGCATTTCTTGCTAAATCTGTTAGTGTAGTCATAACTCCAACTTCTGATGCAGTTATTGTTTGACTAGATGGGTTAATTGCTGTGTTAGACAAATCAGTTGCTTCATTGACTGCCGCCGCAGATACTGCCGCATAGATCGGCACTTCTACTGCTTTTCCACCACCAGTAATCGCATAATTTCTTACAAGATTTCTCATGATAGATTGCTCTGATGCAACGAATTGTGCTTCTGCTACTATCTCTGTGTATAGTTCCGATAGCGTAGAACTTGTGCTTTCGTTTGCCATTTTATTTACCTATTAAGTTTATTTGTTTAAGTTAATTTCTATCGCACCAGCATCACGCTTTTTACGATACTCTGCATATTTAGCACGATCCTCTGGTTTTGATAAATCTAAGTCCTGAATATTGAAAGGTTTTACAGTTTTCCCCTCGACAGCACTCTGGCTTCCTGATCCAGACAAAGACCCTTTACGGAAATGTGGGTTTGCGTCTAAAAACTCTTTAACTTTTTCTTCAACAGATAAGAGTTCACCTTTTGGGTTATATCGTACATTAGAATTATTATCAAGTATCTCAACCCTGTTATCGTCAGTTAATCTTATCTGATCTTTAACCAAAGCAACAACCTGACTAGGTGATACAGCATTGTTTTGAGAAGCAACGGCCATAATAGAGTTATCTATTCTTTCTTTTTTTATCTCATTTTTATATTTTAATATTTCACTATCTTTTTGTGAAATTCTTTCTTGCATCAGCTTTTCTAGTTCTTGTTTTGATTTAGCCTCTTGTATTTGTTTTTCTTTAAAAGCTTCTTCTTCTTTTGCTTTTATTTCATCAAGCTGTCTTTGATGTTTTTTCTGTTCAGAGTCCAATCTTGATTTAATAATATTATCAAGTTGTTCTTGTGTGAAAGTCATCTCTTTAGCTTTTGTTTCTACTGTTTCAGGTGCAGTTGTAGTCTCTGCTTGTTGATTTTGAGGTTCAACAACCTTATTTTCCTCAGACATATTTCTCCTATATTATTAGTTCGCCTTTATCGTCATACCAATCAGGATTGACGTAAGACCATTGATGACGGCAATTGTAACCACCTCGAACAACTAAAGGGTTGCCAGATTTTTTTCCTGACCAACTTCTTCTTGTCCAAAGGTCTTTGACCTCATCAATTGTAAAAAGTCCACCTTTTCGTTTATCGTATACTCCATTTAAAACATTTCTGCAAATTTCTCTAGTGGTAGGTATTATATCTCCGTAATACTTTACAAAAGTTAAACCAGCATCATTTGCTTTATTGAAGTTCAAGGTAGCGTCAAAGTCTCGTAAAGAGTCGTTTAATATCTGACCAGCGTATCTTTTCATATTCTCACCAGCACGATCTCTTGAAAATTTAGATTGTAATGTTTGTATAGCTTTATCAACTTGTGGTTTTAAAGATTTATTAAATTTATTATCATTAATATAATCTATTAATTTCTGTGCTTCTGCATCATCTGAACTAGCATATATTCCATTTATTGTTTGTCTTAGTTCTTTTTCAAGTTCAGCAAAGTCATTTCCAACTAAAGTATTTTGATAAACCTTTTCGGATAATCTTCTTGTAAAAGTGTTTGATACATCTTTAAATTGTGTGAAATATTGTTGTTTTAAATTTTGTACTAAAGCTAAATCACCTTTTGTAAGTTCTTGAAACTCAGGTGGTATATTTCCTATTAGCTTAAATGCTTTCTCAATTCTTTTTGCTTGTTTGTTAAAACCTTGTCTAACAACTTGATCTGCAAAAGGTAAATACTCACGATCTAATATAGCTTTAATTTTTGGTCTGATAGCAATAGCCGCTTGTAGTTCTATTAGCTTTCCTTGTTGTCTTGGTAAATCTGTATCAGCTAATCTAATAACATCTCTTTCAATTCTATCTAATGTTTGTGTAAGTGTTTTATAGTAGTTGGCTTCTGCTAATTCGATTTGTTTAATTCTATATTCTGTCGATTTTTTTACTATGTCTGCCATTTGTTCCTACTATGTTCTTTCAATATAATCTAAAAATATAGAAAAATCTAAATGAAAAATATAGATTTTATTTCATTATATCTTTTGGCCATAAAACTATATTTTGTAGCCATGAATTTAGTTTATCTTTGTACACAAAAAGTTATTTTTTGTACATGAATTTTATTAAATTCATTTTATTAACAAACTAATATAGGAGTAAAAATGAGTAAATCAAAAGAGTTATTAAAACATTTGTTTGATGAGTTAGATTGGGTCTTAGATGATAAGATTAAGTTTTTCAAAAAGTCAAAAGATGAAGATGATGAAGAACATTTATCTTATTTAATATGGTTAAGATCAGAAGTCAAAGATCATTTAAATTACAAAAAAAAACATAAAATTATAGAAGAAGCTAATAAATCAGTAAAACACTAAAAAAGAGGTATTATGTCTGATTGGTAAATAATTGTAAGTACGAGGCCATCTTCAAGGTGGCCTTTTTTATATCTGCTCTTGCTCTACTTCTTGATCTTCTTGTTGTGGTTCGTCTTGTGTAAACTCACCTACTTCTGCTTTTTGATCTATCTCGTCAAAGATTTCATTTAATTTTTCATCATCATCAACAACTGCTCTTGCTATTTCTTTATCTACTTCTTTACTAAATGTTGGTGAACCAATACTCATAGCTTTTGCCTGTTGGAAGTAAATTAGATCACTTGCATAATCTCTAATATTGAAACTATCTGGATAATTTATTTCTCCGTCAAATGTAGCGTTTTGGAATAGTGCATATAGTCTAAATAATTGTTCTTCTGCAATTTGTAAGTTATCAGCTTTTTCAGATAGTCTAGCATTTAATAATTCAAATTCAGTTTGTAATGCTATCCCAGATGATACTTGTTGCTTAGTTGTTCTTACTGCACCAGTATGAGCTATTCTATTTATAGCTTCTACTTTGTGTGAGATTGAGTCCATTAATGAATTTAAGTTCTGGCCAGATGGTTGTAATAAATATGGTTTTAGATTTGGTTCTATTTCTTCTGGCATTTCAATAACTGCACCAGCACCAGCACTAGCATTTACACTTGGAGTTTTTACCAATGATGGGTGGTTTGTTAATCTTATTAATTGTTCGATTTCTGAGTATTCATTGTAAATAGATTTTTGCAGATCAGCTATGTCCATAAGGTCTGATTGACCAATGCCTCTTTTATGTGACTTCGCATTGTATAAAATAACTGCTGGTATTTTGCCAATCAGATTATCGGCAGTATCTATCAATCGTGGTTCTGTTTTATCATCTTCCATGTAAACAGTATCAATCCTATCTGGATACCACATTCTAAAATATGTACCGCCTTTTTTATCAACTTCTTCTCTAACTTTTAAATAGTCGAGATAATATTTTCCGTTGATTTCCCTTTTGAAATTCCAATCTAAAACATTCTCAGGTGTTATGATTGAAAGATAAGGTCTTATATCTTGCTCTAGTTCTTCTGCTCTTGTGTTAGTTGTTACTTTTGGTTTGTCTAATACTAAAAAACAATGACCATAAATTGAAGCGTATATCTGTGCTTGTTTCATTACAGATGTAAAACTGTTTCCCTCTAGGTCAGAGTCTTTTAAGAATGATTCTAAACTAGGTTCTTCTGCCATAGAACCAAAATCTCTACTAGCTTTTACTCTAAATAAAAATGATGAATAAATTTGTATAATATTTTTACAATGGTTGTCGCATGGAGTATTAGCAAGTCTTTGATTAAACTCGTTATCTAATTCTAAATTGTATCTGTTAAGATATTGGCCAACCATATAATCATAGCCACCATTAAACGATCTAATATAATATTCCCAAAGGCTTACGTTTTCTTTGTAATCTTTATGCGTATCAATAGCTTCATCTCTTTCGTATGCCATTATTTAATATTCCATCTGGTTGGTCTGTTAAAATTAGTTTCTGTTGTAAGTGGTTTTAAAAAGTCAATCATATATCCTAAAGCATCATTCATGTGGTCAAATCCATCCTCTTTGTCAGGAATATTTGTATTTTCCTTATAAGTTTGCCGTTGTAATCCTTTTATAATAGTTTTGCAAGAATGTGAAACAAAAATGTGCCTCTTGCCATTGGAATCTTTTAACTTGGAATTGACAGCGTTTATCCTGTCTCTAACTGCTGGGTGTTTGTGTTTTACCTTAACTTTGAATCCAGCGTTTTGTAATATTGATAAATCAGTTCTGCCACCAGCAGAAGTCTTACGTTGCCTACTAGCTGGGTCAGGATAAATAAATATTGGAACTTTAGTACCATATCTATCTTTAATCTCTTGGCACATTTCGTCAGTATTACTTGAATAAATTACTATCTCATCAACTATATAGATTTTATCTTTTTCTATTTGAGATACACAAGCTGACATAGGATCTACGTTAAAGTCCATACCGATATGAAAAGGCTTGTTCCAATCAATATCTTTTTTAATTACATTATCTACTGGGTGGAAGTTATAATAAACAGCACCAGCATAATTCTCAAACGTACCCTCAAACTCTTGTCTAAATGTTCTAATATCTATATCTTGTTTAGCTTGTTCTATTTCTTTCTTAGATACCATTCCACCTTGAATAGTAGTAAATTGAAAACTATCCCATTCTGGGTCTTGTTTACCTTTTAGATACATTTCATAAGACCAGTTACCATACCCTTTAGGAGTTCCGCAAAATAATACTTTACCAAGTGTATCTGCAACAGAAGCTCTAAGTACCTCAAACCATGTACGTTTATCTATATCAGCAAATTCATCTAATATTAAAAAGTTTAATCCTGT